CGCAGATCGATGGCCTTGAGCCAGCGACGCGGTTCTCCGGTGCGGCCCGTGCCCATCTTCGACCCACCTGCAGGGACGCGATAGCCGATCGACATGCCCTTGATGGCACCCTCGCGCAGCCGCGCGTAGGTCATCTTCCCCTCGTCCGTGTCGAGGCCGATGATCCGACCCTCGACGTGCAGACCGTTCTGGTCCTCGGCCATCTTCTCCCAGACGCCGACCGCGCCCTTGGAGCGGTCGTGGTTGTAGTACATGGCCGGGAGCATGTTCTTCGCGCCCCACGACGCGAGGCTGCGCGCCATCGCGCCCGGCGTGATCATGTCGCCGCCTTCGTCGATGTTTCCGTAGACCGCGCCATAGCCCGAGAACGAGCCCATCGGCTTGTCGGCCGCGAACTTGACTTCGAGCGCGATGCTCGCGACGCCGTTGCTCATTCTCCGAGTTCCTCGATCCGATCAGCGATGCGATTTGCCCACGCGCGGCCAGCGTCGCCGCCCCATAGATCCCATGCGATGCGCCCGTTGCTTGGGAAGCCCGGTTCGCCCTGGCGGAAGCCCTCGGCCTCTTTGTCAACCTCGTGCCGCGCGAAGAACGAGACCATCCGCATGATGGTGTCGCGCGGAAGACGGCGACCGTTCACGATGTCGCGCGCGCGAGCGATGCCGACAGCGGTGCCGCCGCGCCCGTATTCGTCGCGCCACGCCAGCGCTCGCCGCGCGTTCGCCGCCATCTCGTCGGTCGGCTTCCACGGGTTCTTCGCGCCGTTATCGTCGTCCTCGACATCGACAGGCTGCGAGACGTCCGCGTCGGAGCCCTGGCCGACCACCTCGCCCATGTTCAGCGGGAACAGCGGCTTGTCGAGGCCGTCCAGCGGGTTCCAGCCGTCGTCCTCGCGCGCTTCGTTGCGCGTCATCCAGCCGCCGCGAATGGCCCGGTCGTAGTACTCGGCGCGGTCCTTCAGCGACCCGCGCAAAAGCTCGCTGGTGTCCATCGTGAACCGCAGGCCCGCGCGCCACTCCTCGTCGGTGAGCAGCTGCGCGTTCAGCGCGCTGGTCATCGCCTTAATCTCGGGCTGGAGCGTGTAGCGGACATGCGCCGCGAAGAACGCCTCGGCGGATGCGAACGTCGGGGAGTTGTTGCCCGCGTGACCGAGCATGATGCTGAAGACGCCCATCAGCCGGGCGATCTCTTCGATCTGGTGCTTGCGCGTTTCGAGGTGCTGGGCATCGACGCCGGTCATCTGCGTCGGAGTGAACTTGAGCGCGCCGCTCGCGAGCACCGGCTTTCCGGTGTTCGACGCCGAGCCATACATCGAGGCGATGGCCTCGCGCACGCGGTCGCGCTGCTCCTGCGACGGATTGCCATCGAGCGTGAACAGGCCGGTCGTGCGGACGCCGTTCTTGTGCAGAGCGGCTTGCGACCGCTCGCTGGCCTGGGCGAGACCGAGCGCTTGGCGCCCGAGCAGGACCGGATCGAGGCCGCGCGCGCTGTCCCACGACGGTGAGCGCAGATGGAAGACCTCGCCGCGCGAGAGCGTCAGGGTGCGGCTGTTCTCCAGGCTGATCGTGTATTCGAGTTCAAGGTCTTGCCGAACCACGATCTGCACGTTGTCGGGCTTGATCGGGATCAGCTCGCGGATCTGGCCGTTGACCACGTTCCGCCAGGACACCGCGCAGCCCGTCGACGCCTTGTGCATCATGGTCGTGCGCGTCCACTCGCTCGCGTCCTGCCATGCGTTCGTCTTGCGCGCGAACAGGTCGTAGAGCGGGTGATCGGTCGCCGGCTTCATGCCGCCATCGACCGGGCGCATCAGCACGATCGGCAGCTGCGCGATGCCGTCGGCGATGACCATGACCGCGCGATAGAAGGCCGGAACCTGCAGCGCCGTCGAGATCGTGACGGGCTCGCCGGTCCAGGACTGGCTGTAGCCGAATGCGGCGTCGAGCCAGCCCTCGGTGAACTCGACCGCCTTCTTCTCGTCGCGGCCGAGCAGCCGCTCTATCCAGCTCAGCACGGCATCGCCCACGCCGCCGCCGGTCCGGCGACGGTCGGGTTCAGCGTCATGAGGTGCGCGGCGTTGAATGCAGCCATCAGCGGATCGATCTTTCCGTAGCCCGAGGCGGCGCGCTCGATCATCATCGCGGTCGAGGTGGCGCGGACCTTGGCGTTTCCGGCGCACCACGCCATGAGGCGCGAGCCGGAGTGTTTCAGCGAGCCGTCGACCAGCTTGCGCTCGACGGTCTTGGCCGCGTTCATCAATCGGATACCCTGAGGCACGCCGACGAGCAGCTTCGTCTCTTCCGAGACGCCGATCTCGGCCAGCGCGTCCACCGCGCCGCCGATGCCGGCGGGATCTGCGCCGACCATCGCGAGGCAGCCGGCATCCAGCACAAGCCCGACATGCGACTTGATCCACTCCAGATCGCCCGGCAGGCCGTCGACGACCGTCAGGTCGCCGTCGCGAGCGAAGTCCTGGTAGAGCGCGGCGTTTGCCTTTCGCCGGTCCAGCCCCTCGGGGCTGATCAGCGCATGAGCCCAGAGCAGCCATCGGCGCGTATCGCGCTCGCGCGCAATGACCGCGAAGCCGAACAGGTCGTCGAGGCCGCCGCCGTCGAGGCCGATCGTGGCGACCTCAGCGCGGTCGAGCAGCTCGTCGAGCGATCGAGGGCCGCCGTTGCCGCGCGACCAGAATTGCGCGCCAGCCCAGCCGTCGGACCGTAAGGCCACGCCGATCTGGACGTTGAGGTGCTGCGATGCCCAGCGGCGAAGCTCGGCCTCGCCCGCCTCCTTCGCGGCCTCGAAGTCAGGGACGAGGCGATCGACGGTGATGCTACGGCCGTTGTTGGGCGTGACGAGATGCCAGTTGCCGGGATCCTGCCAGTCAACGCCCTCGGGAAACTCGTACAGGACCGGCAGGAGTGGCGCGGCCAGTTGACCGTCGCGGACCTTGCGGGCCTTCGACAGTTCCGCCGCGAACACACCGGCAGGCGGGCGCTCGGACTGCGTGGTGATCTGGATCAAAAAGGCTTCGGGCTGCGAGATCAGACCGCCGCGCAGCTGACCGATCACGCGGTCAGCGTCGGCGGCCTCGGCGATGACGTGCGTTTCGTCGAGCAGGATGCCTGCAGGCTTCGTGCCGGTGACGACCTTCGGGTCGAAGGACTTGACCTTCAAGAACGCTTTCGTCTGCCGGTAGGCGATGCGCTTGAGGTGCGACTGGACGTGGAACTTGGCGGCCAGGACTGGCTCGGCCTCGATCATGCCGACAACCTGATTGAAGGCGAGGTCGGCAATCTCCTGCGTCGGCGCGATCAGCAAGAACTCGGCGCGCGGGCGCTGGTTGACCAAGAGCGCGGTCAACATGATCGCTGCGCCGGCGGTGGTCTTGCTGTTCTTCTTCGGCACGAGGACGAATGCCTCGCGGATTTTACGCTCTCCGCCGATCGCCGAGCCGAACAGCGCCCGCACGATGTCGCGTTGCCAGTCGCCGGCGGCCTCGCGCATCCGCGGGCGGCCGGGAACGTCGGGAAGGCGCAGCGCGTCGAAGATCATCGCCGCGCGGTCGGCGGCGTCCTTGTCGAGCGGCAGGTCCGGGACCAGGGACCGCCCCGACCGGAGCCGATCAGCCCAGTCGCGGCAGGCGGTGTCCCAGCCCATCAGTTCGCCAGCAGGCGCTCCCAGTCGGTTCCGCGCTCGGCGGTCGCGGCCAGCTCTTCGGCCTGCTGCTTCTTGCCGGGCGCTTCGGCGCGGGCGTGGACGTATGGGGCTGCCGCCTGGGCCATGCGATCGCGGCGCGCGGCGTCGGCGGACGGGTCGCGCATGACGGAGAGCATGTATTCCAGCGGCGACAGGCCAACGAGCATGGCTTCGGTCAAGATCAACTTGGCCGGGGCCGCCTGCGACTGCTTCGGTCGGCCGGCGCCGGGACGGGGACCGCCTTTCGGCATGTCAGGTCTCCAGTGGTTTCGGATGGCTGCCTAGATATGCGGCAACTGCATCGCTGCGAGGGGCGGATGCTCATTCAGTGGGCGGGGAAAAGTCTCCGCGTGCC